ATTTCTTTGGGTCTGTTCTAGCGCTGTCCTCCGAAGGTAAAGTATACATCGATAATTATTTGACAGAGTTCGAAAGTTTAGATGAGGCGAGGTCTTTCGTTAAACATAAAGATATTGGAAATGAAATATCAAAAGAAATATACGAAGAGATCTTAGAAAATAAAATTGCGAATATTATAAGAGAAGAGCATAAAGTCAAAGTAACTGATACATTAATTGAATCATACATTGACCTCGCTTCATCTAAACTTTTTACAACTGACAAGGTAGTGCAAAGAATTCGTGAACTTAATCGTCACGATTCTATCTTGGAGAATAAATTACATTACGTTCTTAATGACGGATCTACAGTTGCTATCGACGTAGGTACGCAAGAATATTTAAATAGTATTCTTGACCAAGAAGTCGTTGAGTATATGCGTGAAGGTAAAGAAAACTTCATCAATGCTCTACAGTTACTAACAAAGGAATAACAAATGGCAGCTACTAAAACTGTATTAAGAGTTACTAACAATAAGGCTATCGTTCGTATTGTTGCAACTGCAGCAGCAGATACTTCTACAATCTCTTTCGCCGATTTAGTTGGTACTGGTGATGCACTTACCTCTGGTGGCACACCAAGAGCAAATATCGTTAGAGTTAAAACTAGCTGCGCAAGTAGTACCAGCATTACTCTGACAAGAAATACAACTGTAGTTGGTGCTTTCTATGGTACTGACGTTATCGAAGAATCTGATTGGGTTCTTAGCGATGTAAACGATCAAGCTATCGTTGTTGCATTCGTTGGTGGACCAGGTATGGTTATTATAGAGTTATCTAAGATCGATGGCTACTCGCCTAAATTTGAGTCTGCTACATTTGGCGCTTATGACAACCCAACCGTAGTAGGAAGCTAATATGAAACTAATTAGAGAAACAGTCGAAGAGACTAAATTTATCGTTGAAGAGAAACTAGGTAAAGGTAAGCAATACTTTATCGAAGGTGTATTTCTTCAATCAGAACTTGTTAATCGTAACGGTCGTATGTACCAAGAAAAAGTAATGGACAACGAAGTTGGTCGTTACATGAAAGAGTACGTAGAAAAGAATAAAGCATACGGAGAACTGGGTCATCCAGAAAATCCATCTATCAATCTAGAGCGTGTATCGCACCTTATCGTTGGTCTTCGTAAAGAAGGCACTAACTGGATTGGTAAAGCAAAGATTTTAGAAACCCCAATGGGTATGATTGCACGTGGTCTATTAGACGGTGGCGCAAACCTTGGAGTTTCTTCTAGAGCAATGGGATCCCTTAAAACAAACAATGAAGGTATCCAAGTTGTCCAAGATGATTTCATGCTAGCTACCGCAGCTGATATTGTCGCAGACCCATCTGCTCCTGATGCATTCGTAAGAGGCATCATGGAAGGTAAAGAGTGGGCATTTGTTGATGGAAAATTTGTGGAAAAGAACATTGATGAAGTTAAACGTCATGTGCGTAGTGCTTCATCGAAAAACTTAGAGGAAGCGAAGATTCGTGCTTTCCAATATTTCCTGAGTAAAATCAGCTAAATAATAAATAATAACGAATTCATCCAGTTACAGGAGATTACAGATGTCAATTGAAAATAAAATCGCAGAACTTCTAGCTGAGTCTAAGAATACTAGTCTTGCTACGAACGAAGAAGCTATCAGCCCTGAGAAGGGTACTGAAGAACCAAATGTCAAACGTAACAACGTTGACAAACAAACTCTACCAGCAGGTGCAAAAACTGTTAAGGAAGAGGAAGAACTTTCTGATGGTACACCAGTTATCGCAGAAAAGAAAGAAAGAGAACTAACAGTTGATGTTAGCGAAGACGTTGCCGCTCTTATGAACGGTGAAGAACTTTCTGAAGATTTTAAAGTTAAAGCAGCTACGATTTTCGAAGCTGCAGTTATTACTCGTGTCAAGCAAGAAGTTGCTAAGATCGAGGAAGAGTTTGAAAGTAAACTTGCTGAGCAAGTGGAAACTGTCAAAGAGGGACTTGTTGAAAAGGTTGATGGATACCTCGACTACGTTGTCGAGCAGTGGATGGAACAAAATGAAATTGCCCTTGAATCTGGTATTAAGTCTGATATTCTCGAAGGTTTCGTTAGTGGTTTGAAGGGTCTCTTCGAAGAACACTATATCGATATCCCACAAGAGAAGGTTGATGTTCTCGGTAACATGGAATCCCATATCGAAGAACTAACAGCCAAGCTAGATGAATCCCTAGCTAATCAAGTAGAGTTGTCCAAGAAGTTGGGCGAGCTATCTCGTCAGCAAACTATTGATGAAGCAGCTGAAGGTCTAACTGACACTGAAGTTGAAAAATTCAAAGGTCTTGCAGAAGAGCTAGTCTTTGAAGGTAAAGAAAACTTCAAAGCTAAACTACAGACTATTCGTGAAAATTATTTCTCTACAGAGAAAAAAGCAACTACCGTTCAATCGCCAGTGACTGATTCTACTGTGACAATCACAGAAGACGTAACAGTTGCACCAGCAATGAAGAAGTATTTGCAGGCACTTGAATCTTTTAAATAATCGAAAAAATAAACAACCTAAGGAGTTACTAAAATGACTGTACGTCAAGATCTAATGAAAAAATGGGCACCAATCCTAGAACACACTGGTGCACCTGCATTTAAGGATAACTATCGTAAAGAAGTTACCGCTATCCTCTTGGAAAACCAAGAAAAAGCAATGTCCGAAGAGCGTCAAGCACTTTGGGAAACCCCAGCTGCTAACTACGGTGGTGATTCTATCTCTACTGGTTCTGCATCTGGCGCAACTGGCGCTGTTGCTGGTTTCGATCCAATCCTAATCAGCTTGGTTCGTCGTGCTGCTCCACAAATGATCGCTTATGACATTTGCGGTGTACAACCAATGACACAACCAACTGGTCTAATCTTCGCAATGAAGTCTCGCTACTCTACACAAGGTGGTACTGAGGCTCTATTCAACGAAGCAAACTCTGCATTCGCTGGTGCATCATCTCCAGCTCAGTCTGGTACTCCAATGTCTAGCCCAGTTGCTGGTCAGGGTATGACTACTCTAGCTGGTGAAGATAAAGACTTCGCTCAAATGGCTTTCTCTATCGAGAAGACTTCTGTTACTGCAAAGACTCGTGCTTTGAAGGCAGAATACACAATCGAACTAGCACAAGACTTGAAGTCTGTGCATGGTCTTGACGCTGAAGGCGAATTGACAAACATCTTGTCAACAGAAATCTTGGCTGAAATCAACCGTGAAGTTATCCGTACAATTTACCGTGTTGCTAAGACTGGTGCTGTTACTGGTACTACAGCTACTGCTGGTACTTTCGACCTAGACGTTGACGCTAACGGTCGTTGGTCTGTTGAGAAGTTCAAAGGCTTGTTGTTCCAAATCGAACGTGAAGCCAACGTTATTGCGCAGCAAACACGTCGTGGAAAAGGTAACTTCATCCTTTGCTCTTCAGACGTAGCGTCTGCTCTAGCAATGGCTGGTGTTCTTGATTACACTCCTGCTCTATCTACTAACTTGAACGTAGACGAATCCAGCACTACATTCGCTGGTGTGTTGAACGGTCGTTACAAAGTTTATGTTGATCCATATTCTGGTAACGGTGGTACTAACCAATTCTTCATGGTTGGTTACAAGGGTTCTTCCCCATTCGACGCTGGTGTATTCTACTGCCCATACGTTCCACTACAATTGGTTCGTGCTATCGACCCAACTACTTTCCAACCAAAGATCGGTTTCAAGACTCGCTACGGCATGGTCTCTAACCCATTCGTTGAGTTGGATGGTGCTTCTCCAGGTTCTGATTTGACTACTGGCGAAAACTACTACTTCCGTAAGGTTGCAGTTTCTAACTTGATGTAATCAAAGTTAGTGAAAAGCCTACGTAAGATAGGTATTTTAAAGGGAGCTTCGGCTCCCTTTTTTTGTTGTATAAATAGTAGACTGAAAACAATTTAGAGAAACCTATGGCTGATACAAGAACCTTTACCTGCCCAACTCCACAGAACATTAACCCACTATCACCAGTTGGGTATCAGTTCAACATAACCAAGTTACCTGACTTGTCGTTCTTTGCGCAAGAAGTAAACCTTCCAGGCATTACACTTGGTGAACCAGAGTTTGGTACACCGTTCGCAAGAATACCAATCCCAGGTGAGACATTACAATATGAACAACTTACTCTTACCTTTTTAGTTGAT